CCTTTCCCGACGATGTAATAACCTTGAAGGCTAAATAACGGCCCAGGGTTGAGGACAAGGAATTCGTTGCCTGCAGCGTTAGTTCCGGTCGTGGTGTAACCGTCTACCTCATTGTGGGTTGCAAATGTAGTTGTACCGAGGGAGCCCCATGTACTGCCGTTATGCCCCTCGTACTGACCCAGGTTGGTGTTGTAACGCACCATTCCAGAAGAAGGATTGGCGGGGCGCTGATTTGTGTTTCCCGATGGCACGCGCAAATAGGCTGTTGCCGTCGTGTCAATGTTGCCTGAGTAACTAAAGCTGCTCAGCGTGGTTGCGCCGGTCACGGAGAACGTGCCAGCAAGGGTCAGGGAGTTTGCAGCGAAGTTGCCAGCCGCATCGCGCTGAACCAGCGTGTTCGGCGTATTCGCGCTGGTGCCGGTAGTGGCGCCCGAATAGCCCTGCGCCTTGACCCAGGCGGTCGTTGCGACGGCTGTGCTGTTATCAGCAGTGGCCGGCGTGGTTGCAGTGGCAGTCGCCAGCGAGGTCGAGCCGGTTACGGTCAGGGTGCCGCCGATGCTGGCATTGCCGGTGGTGCTGAGACCGGTCAGGGCATAGGTCGAGGCCAGTTCACCCCAAGATGCGCCGCTCCACTTCTGCCAGCGGTTGATCGAGCTGTTCCAGCGGATCGTGCCAGTGCTCAGGTTGCTGCTGGTGGTGCCATCGAACTGAAGGGCCAGGTCCGTGTCCCGGTCCTTCAGCTGATTCATGAAGTCCGTATAGGTGCTTGTCAGCTGTGGATTTGCCCAGTTTGCCATCAGACCCCTCTGGCACCCCAGCTGAAATTCCCATTCACTCTAGTGCCGTTAGTGTCATAAAGATAGACCTTAAATGTTGAGGGGTTGGGGATATCAGCAAAATCGTACACAGCAATAACAGCATTTGTTGTTGCGGGAGTGACACTAATGCTGTGGATATCTATAAATGGATAGGTGAAATTGACTGTGGTCCCATACTGGTCTCCTGCATTGGCGTAGCCAGATCCGGCATCATTACGAATCTTGTTGTCCAACCTGATGTTGAGCGCGCCGAGTACGAGCAGGTCATCACCGCCAGCGCTGGCGAAATTGAACGTCACCCGCACATAACGGAACTGCGTGGCGTATGCCTCGTAAACACCGCTGTAGGTCGTCCAAGGCGATGCCGTTGAGTTCCTGACCTCGAGGGTCGGCGTGATTGTTGTGTTGCCCGAGATAATTGTGCTGGTCAGCGTGGCCGACACCTTGCTAGTAGGGATCACGGCGCCGAAGTCTATCTCCTCGACGTAGGAGGCGGTTGTGGTCGACGGCATCAGGAAGTAGCTGTAGCCGGCATTGATCTGGGACTGTGGGCTCGTCCAGCCGCGACTGGTGAAATGGCTCTGCCAGGTTTCGGTGGTGTTGACGTTGACCACCTGGCCGAGCTGGGAGTCCGTGTAAATGTTGGTTTCGGTGCCTGCCCAGGTGCTGTTGAAGTCGGACTGCAGGATGTAGTCGGGTGGCTGGCTGACGATCGCCGCAATCGAACCCGGCGCACCGTAATTGCCCGCTGAGTCGATGCCCGCCAGCCAGTAGGTATAGGTGCCGGCGGCGGTCTCAAAGACGCTGGTGAACTTGCCCTGCTTGGTGCCGATGACCGTGGCCCCTGCATAGGTCGCACCACGACGCAGCTCGTAACTCTGAATCGGCAGTGTCTGCGTCACGTCGTTCCAACGCAGTAGCACGTTGTTGTCGATGACTTGCTGGGTAATCGATGGCGCTACCGGCAATGTGATGACGACGTCAGTTGATCCCGCGTTGCCCTCCGCGCCGTTGATGTCAACAGCGGCCAGCCAAAATCTTTGCGTGGCGCCCCAGTCAACCTTGAGTGTGTAAGCCGTTCCCTTGATGTCCGCCACAAGGGTTGCAGTTGCATAAGTTGCACCACGCTTTAACCGGTAAAACTCGGTTTCAAGCGATCCTTTGACCGCGTTCCAGGAGAAGACGACGTTTTCCCCTGAAAACACGGTGCTGGTGCTCGGCGCGGCTGCGGTGTTGACGGAAACTGCCACCGACGCTGCCGTTCCGTAATTGCCATTGACGTCAATGGCCGCCACCCAGTAGGTCTGAGCTCCCGTCCAGTCGGCCTTGAAGGAGTAGATCAGGCCGGTCAGCTTAGTGATGACCGTCGCATTGATGTAATTGGCGCCCTGGCGGATCTCGTACTCGGCGGTCGGCAGCGTGCCCGCCACAGCGGTCCAGGACAGCACGGCATTGTTACCGGTCACTGTTCGCGTGATGGTTGGCGCGTCTGCAGCCGACACCACGACGATGTCGTTGTCCGGCGCGGATGCCAGGCGCCCCACAATGTCGACGGGCGCAACCCAGAAGGTCTTCTGACCAATCCAATCGATTGGAGCTGTAAACGTTGTGCTTTTAATCTGCGCCAGTGTCAGAGCGCTACTGTATACGTCCCCAGCTTTAATGATGTACGAGTCGATCTCGTAGGTTGTTACTGAGGGCACTGTCCACTTCAAGATGGCTAATGTACCCTCAATCGTAGTTGTGATTGTTGTAGATCCTGGGGGCGCGACGACAACAGTGACAGTTGCTGCGGTCACGCTGTAAATACCTGAGGTGTCGATTGCTTTTATGTGATATTCGTAGGTCCCATCATCCAGATAACCCAGCTTGTATGTAGTGGCGTTGACTTGTGTGATAAGCGTTCCTAAGTCAAAGGATGCGCCGCGGCGGATCTCGTATGTATCCAGGTCGATGTCCGCAATGGCGTTCCAGCTCAGAACAGCGCCCAGATTCTTGTCGATTGTGTAGGTCAGACCCGTGACGTTTGACGGCGGCACAGTCTTGCCCAGCGCCGTAATGGTGCCCGTTGTCGGCTCGTTGGAAAAAATGCCGACACCTGTAACCGAATAGACCTCGATCTCAAACCCGCCCGGTGTGATGTTGAGAATCTCGTAGCTCGGCGCATAGACAATGTCTTCCCGCCAGTTGTCCTCTGTGCGACGCCAGCGAATGCGGTAACTGGCGGCGCCCTCGACGCCCTTCCAGTTGGCGATCACCTTGGCTCGCACCTCGCTCTGGTAGGTGTAGAGCGCTTCAGTCAAGACCAAGTTGATCGGGGGGTCAGGTCGCTCGTTGAGATCCGTGATGTCACGGATTTCAAGCTCCTGGTCGCGCTCGATGTAGTCGTACTTGGAGGCGTTGTGGGCAATGGCGTTGATCTCGTACTCGCACTGGTCTCGCTCGGTGACGCTGAGCACGCGCCAGGTGCTCGCTTCGATAGTGGCGTTTTCGTACACCCAGATGCTGTTGCTGTTGGGCTCAAGGCTGAATGCCGAGGCGACCGTGATCACTGCACCAGCGCGGCTGCTGACGGTTTTGGTCTCGACGAGGCCGGTCGGCAGGATGACGGATAGCGTGCCACCAGATGCCGGCAGTCCGGTCGCATCATCAACGGTGATCGTGGTCGTGGTGGCCGATTTGATCCGACCGCCGCGTCGCGAGCCGGCCTTCATTGGATCCGCGATGTTGATGATCTGCCCAGGGCGCACCGCCACACCGGCCTCGATGCTGGCGGTAAAACTGACGACTTCGGCCTCGTAGTTGTTGGAGTACAGGATCCACTCACCCAATCGCCGCGCCTGGCTGCGAGAGGTGCAGGCAAAGGCGCTGACCTCCTGGGTGACAATGCCGAACCGTTTGACCGCACCGCGGTCCTCGACCTGCTCGTAGGCCGATTCTCTGGTGTCCATGTCCAGGTAGCTCACCAGCACCACGCTTGGCTTGGTCTTCTGGCTGCTGGCGGTGTAGTTGAAGCCTCCCTCGGAGACGTTGGCCAGGGTGAACAGATAGGAGGGGTCTGCTGGCGCGTCCTGGCTGATGGTCAGTGTGCCCGTGGCCCAGTAGGGCATGACACGGAACACCGAGCACAAGTCGTTGATGAGCTTGTACGCCTCCTCCTGCGTCTGGATGTTGGTGTTGCAAGAGAAGCGAGGCTCGTAGCCGCCGAATCCGTTGGGGATGCCGTGGCGGCCTGTGGTGGCGTTGTAGTCGTTGGTGGTGCCGGTGCGCCCATCAATCAAATAGGTGTCGAGGGCCGAGCAATAGCGAGAGGCGGAGTAGAAGGCCCACTTGTCGAGCTGCGCTGCGTTCAGTTGGTCGCCGAAGCCGTAGCGGTAGTTGGTGAGCAGGTTCCACAGGCACCAGGCCGGATCTGATGTCCATGCGGCTGCTCCGAAGGTGCCATCCCAGACGCCCGAGTAGAGCAGGGCGCCGGTGGCTAAGTCGACCGTTGCATTGGACGGGATGACGACCTTGAGGCCACGGACCTTGAACGAACGGGTCGGGATGCTGTCGAACTGCTCAGAAGAGGCCCGCGAGGCAACCAGCGCGGTGTTGGGGTAAGAGAGGCGGCCGTCGACGATTTCGGTGTAGCTCGTCCAGGTGAAGGCGTTGACTACTCGAGAGGACGCGCTGTCTGCCGTGATACGAACGACACGCACGTCGACTGGGAAGCTCTTGCCCACCAGGCTGATTTCATAGTCCCGCTGGTAGGTATCAGCCGTGCGACCGGTAATAGTGTCCTCGATGGCGGTGTAGAAGCCACCGCCGTCTTCGGAAAGCTGCATTTGCAGCTTGAACGATGAGCCCAACACATCACCATTTACTTCAAAGCGTTGCAGCTGCGGAACCGTGATAGCGATACGCACGGCATCAACGCTCGTATTTGTAATGGTCCTAATAATTGGAGCATCAAATTCAACTACAGTGTTGACACCTTGTTCGTTTTCAACACGGTCAAATCCTGAAACCGCAAGCTGGCTTGCGGTGCCATACCGCGAATAGACTTCGATGTCCTTAAAATTGAGATCAACGCCTTTAACCATTGCGACATTACCGAATGTGACGTTGGTGTTTTTGCTCGCGGCGGTGAAGGTACTAGCTGTGACAGCAGTGATCTTGTAAGAGCCGGAAGTCGCTAAGCCGCTACCGATCGTCAGGACTAAGTTTGTGCCATTGGTATAGCCATGGCCGTTGCAGGTGACGGTGATATCGGTGGCTGTTTGCACATAACTGCCGGTCTGAACAGTTGCGTTTGAACGCAACACCGGAGTGTTATTGACATAAATGTCCTTGAGCATCTGGACGTTGTACGCAGGATCCGCCTTGCTGATGCCGTTTTTTTCAGGTGTGGCAAAGCCCTGGATCTCACCTTCGCCGATTGCGTCAACGACGCTGTAGTAGGAGGTGCTCGCGAGGTTGTCCTTTGCTGTCCTTGGGGTGCGCTGCTCTTGGCCGCCTCCCTTAGCGCCCTGTACCTGCGTCACGCTTTTACCCCCACAATGTCAATGCCGAGGGAAACGACAAGCGACCCAACTACGGTTTCACCGTAAATGACAGGAACCGGCAGCCCCTGACGGCTGGTGTTTTGAATGCCGGAGAAGCTGTAGGACTTGCGCGGATCTTTTCCGCTGTCAGAACCCGTGTTGACTTGCGGCACGGGTGCAAGAAGTCCCGCGACGCCCCCAAGCACCAAGCTGGCGCCAATGCCGACGCCGATGGTTCCCCACGTACCGATACCTGCCAGCCCGCCCCATACAACGCCGACAGATCCAATGGCCCCGATACCAAAGCTCAGTGCAATCAAGGCCACCCCAGCGATTATTCGCGCCGTTGCCCCAGCACCAACCAGCACCGGCATGATCTTGATCTGCTGCCGTCCGGCGGGATCATGCAGCTCTTCTGAGCTGAGGTCGTAGCTGCCAACGGTCACGCGATAATGCTGATCAGCCATGTGCTTTTCGACCTGGGGGAAATTCGCCACCAGGAACCGAATAGCCTCTGCCGCACTGGCAACATCGGCGCGGAGAATACGCTTGCCGATGAATTTCGCTAGGCGGCCATAGAGTCGGATCTCACGAAGCATGGCGCAGCCTTCGACCAGTGCATTGTAAGAGCCATCCGCTAAGGAGATCGCGACTGCTGAGGCGGCCCTGCAGGTGGTGGAGCACCATTTGATCTCCCAGGTAGACGGCGCAGTGATTGAGACCCCGCGAGTTGATGGACAACAGCAGCGCGTCGCCAGGCTCGAGTCGCTCGTCCTCTGTTAACTGGCGGAATCCTGTCTCCTTCCAGCAGTCGTCAAACATTGGGTTCTCGATAAACTGCTCGGGAGTCGGTGGGCGCTGCCAGTCCCGCAGCTGCAGGCCCTGCTCGGCGTACCAATCACGCGCCAGGCTCCAGCAGTCAGTGATGCCCCAAACCCACTGCCGACCGATCAGCGGTGCCTTGTAGCCGCTCGGCTTGCAGCCGCCCCAGCAGGCAGTGTTCGGGTTGACGATGTGCCACGGCAGGCCGCTCGCTTCGCACGAAATCCGGTCAGCCTGGCTGGGCTCCGGTGATGTGCTCGGGTGGCTGTGGACTACTGCCACCACCTCGCCAGTGTCCTCAGCCGCTGCATAGTCCTCTGGATCCAGGACGAACATTGCATCGGGCGATGGTGCCATGTTGCGGCACGGCCAGTAGCGGCGGCGACCTTTGACCACCACGAGGAGGCCGCAGCTCTCCTGCGGCGCTGCCTTGATCGCATGTGCCAGGGCTGCGTCACGCCACTTCATCGAAAACCCCCAACGCCTGGGAATGAGCCAAACGGGATGCCCTCACCGGCACGGATCACGTAGTTGTTGTCAGCCGTGAACGTGTAGGTCTGAGCAGTTGGGGTAATTGAGCGGTAGAAGATCGCCGTGATACCGAGGTTGTCGTTGATGGCTTGCGGCTTGTTCAGCTGGACAAAAGAATTTGTGGTGATGCTTTTGACCTTCGTGCTCTTGTAGATCTGATTGACAACCGAGCTCGTCACCCAGTCATTGACCTGGATGCCAGATGTGTTCGACAGCATGATCCGGCTTGCCGGATTGCTGGAAGGCACGACGACATGCGTCCCGACAACTGTCACAACAGACGTTCTCAGCAACGTATTCTCTGAAATGCTAAGCGTCACCTTCTTGGTAGTCGTGTTGACCGAGCTGACAAAGGTGCCTGCAGGGACATAGGTGCCGCTGACTGTCATGCCGGCCTTGATGCCGGTCACGTTGGCCATGGTGATCGACAGACCATCTGCAGCGATGGTTCCGGTGCCACTCACCAGCGTGGTGCCGGTCGATGCTGCGGACAGCGTGATGCTGGATTCACTCTTGGCCGTGACCGTCGTGCCGCTCGCGAGCCCGTAGCCCATCACGAGGTCGCCAGTAGCGATACGGTCAAAGTCGGTCGTCGTGATGCTCGTAATGAACTTGCTGCCAGTGGTCACTGTGCCGGTGACGGTGGCGTTACCAAAGCGCAGGCGGCAGCTGGTCAGCCGCTTGCTGCAGATGTCCAGGGCCGGATTGTTGGTGGGTGTGTCGTCCTCGGTGAAAAAGTTGGGGCTGATGTATGGGCAGTCGACGTGGGTGTAGTCGAAGCTGTTGGTGGACGCATCCCACACGCGGTAGCGCCACTGGCAGATGTTTTGAACGGTTTGGCGCTTGGGTGCCTTGACGCCCTGTAGGTCGAAGGCAGCAGCCAGCTCGAACTCAACGACATCCCGCGTCTCGGCGGACTTACGATCAACGAAATAGATCTCGGAGGGCAGGGTGGCTGACGGGTCGGGGTAGCCAAACGGGTTCTCGTTGCCGGGAAAGTTGTTGGCGTCGAGATACCGAGCCAGGGTGCGGATGCGTGTGACCTTGGCGCCTTCCAGGCCGTTGGGCAGCGTCAGCAGCAAGGCCGTGATGGTGCCCATGATGTTGCTGACACGCAGCTTGGGCCGGGGCAGCTGGCCGTTGCCGCTGTACTCAAAACCATCCGCTTCTACAGGGAAGGCGAGATAAACGTTGCCGGCCCAGTAGACGTTGCCGTTGTTGTTCAGGCTGGTGCCAGCGTGAAAGCGATAGGTGTAGCTGATGCCGTGCTGCGCCGTGTTGAGCTGCAGCTCAAACAGCTCGATGATGCTGCTGGGCGCAATGGCCTGCAGTTCCGACCTCGGGGATTGCGAAAGTTCGCCCTCGGCGTAATCGAATTCCCAGTAGCCAGGGAGAACGTAGAGGCTCATGCGTCACTCAACCGCAATCCAGTCGACCAGTGACTCATCCCATATGTATTGAGCGCCATCGTCTGGATGCGGAAAAGGTGGTTCCCACCAGCATGTTTCCTCATTCAAAATCCAGCTTGGAAACATTTTGGGTGGGATAAAGGCGTCCCTTACAGCGTCATAGGTATAACCAATACAGGCGTAGTTTTTTCGGAAAGGTGTTCCGCCTAAGGTATGCTGACCCTGGGTAGTGTTATAGCTTGTTTGACGCCAGACTTTGTCTTTGTCAAATAATGACTGTAAAAAAGCAATTCCGACTGCTTCGCTTTCCACGCCATTGTCGTCGAGGCAATCAGCGTCGCCTACGACTACAACCATCTGGACGATATTAAAACGGTCGAGCTCTGCAAAGTGCGCCATGGCTATGAATTCCTAACAAGAGTGCCGGAAGCTGTGAACGTATGAATGTAATAAGATACGCCTCCAATAGTTGCTGTTGTAACTGTTCCACCCGTCGCTCTCTGAA